TGGAGAAACAGAGTTGGTGATGATGTTGCAAATTATGTTGCAAGAAAATCTGCAACCAGAGGAACTCAAGTACACCACTTTTGTGAAAAGTATTTAGATAATGGTTATGAGAACAAAGATTGGAATGAATATAAAAAAGGTAGGTTTCTATCTTATTGTATGTTCTCACAACTAAGACCACATTTAGATAAACATATTGGTCTAGTACATTGTCAAGAACAAGCACTCTGGCACAACTATTACAAGATTGCTGGTAGAGTAGATTGTATTGCAGAATACAATGGTGAGTTATCTGTAATTGATTTTAAAACAAGTACCAAAGAAAGAAAAGATGATTGGAATGAAAACTATTACATACAGGCTTCTGCATATGCAGAGATGTATCAAGAGAGAACATTAAACTCTATAGAACAGATAGTTATTCTAGTGGTTACAGAAGATGGAACAGTTCAAAGTTTTGTAAAAAATAAAAATAATTACTTACACTTACTTGACAAAGAGTTAAATGTGTATTATAATAATAAAGAATTAGTGTGATTATTAACACTTTATAACACTGTATTCATATTTGGTACAGAAATGTAATTTATAAATATAGTGAATATGCGTTGAAGATAGTTTGACGATAGACTGGACGAGGGTGCGATTCCCTCTACCTCCACCAACCCTAATGAGGGGGTAATGTAGGGTCGACAGATATAAGAGAATTATTGGAGTATATGGGTGAACGCCTTATAGTTCAACACTAATAAATGCAAACGATAACTTTGCATCTCAAGATTATGCTCTAGCAGCATAATTGGATAGGGTTCGGTGAGTTCCTAGTAACAGAATACTCACCATTTAACTGAGTGGTCTGCGGCCAAACGCAACCAGCACTCTCTAACCTAGCTAGGAGAAATAACATGGCATGGACTAAACCAACAATTACTGAAATTTCAGTAGGACTAGAAATTAATTCTTACGCTTGTGCTGAGAAGTAATTAGAAAAAGGGTAGGCAATAATATCTTCAAGATTTGAGTCTACCCTATTTTTTTATTATGACCCCAAAAACATTTTCAATTTACATAGAAAAAGAAGTTCAGTCTAAACATATATCACATATGGATGCTGTATTAGAGTATTGTTCTAAGAACAATCTTGAACCAGATAGTGTGATTAGTTTGCTACAAAAACCTTTAAAGGATAAGATTGAAGCAAATGCAAGAGATTTAAACTTCTTACCTAAAATGAGCAAACTACCTATATGATTACTATGGATGCTTTTAGTGCATATAAAATATACATGGGTTTAAAGGCTCACTTTAATTCAGACTATGATTTCAAAAAATATAGTGGTAAAACTACTGCGAGTAAATCGAGTTACTTAAAAAGAAAAGATAAGTTTTTCTTTGGTAAAGTTTCTAGAAGATATGGTGAAAAAGTAAAAGACTTTTTTGTATCAAACTTTCTAAAAAACGAAAGAGGATATATTGGGGAGTTCAACGAAAACAATTATGTTGAATGGAAGAAAAGAATTGAAAGTTTAAAATATACTTTTGAACAAGATATGAATATTTTATTAAATCAAGTTATAGATTTTAATAAATTATTTTTAGTAGAAAATGGACAACACCCTATTCTTTTTAGAAATTACTTATCTAAAAGAATTAGTATTGAAACAATGATTATTTTAAATAAACTTGTAAACTATCAAAAGGATTGGGATAAAAATATACAAGAAAATGTAGTGTGGCCATCTCATAAAAAAATATTAAAAAATTATGATTCACTCTTGACATTTAACGAAACTGAGTATAAAATGGTAGTTATTAACCTTACAAAACGGAGATAACAATGAGTCAAACAAATGAGTCATTAATTAGAGAAAGAGATTTTTATCGTAGTAAATTAGAAAGTCTTGAAAAACAAGTTCAAACATTAGGAACAGATTATTCTTATTTACAAAAACAACACGACTCTCTTAAATTAAAATTAAAAGAATCAAATGAAAAATCTTTTTATAGAACCAAAAAATTTAGGAGAAACTAAATGAGACAAAGATTTACTTTTATTAAAACAAATGAAATAGAAGAGGACTTTGAAGAAGAAGAAAGAGTAGAACTAGAAACTGTTGTAGAAGATACAGATTTAGAAGCCCTTGAAGAAAAGTTTGAGAACTTTCTAAAAGGTTGTGGACACGATAATGTATCTGTAACTCTAAGTTTATATGGTGATGACTCAATGAGTAATAGTACATTTTCATCTTATGATAATACAGAAGATTTAGATGATGAATTACAAGAAGATAATGTAACACAATTAAATTTGAATTTACAAAATAAATCATATGATGAAACAAAACCCTCAGACACCGAATAATATATTTGTTTTAGGTAATGGTGAGTCCAGACATGGATATGACTTAGAACAATTCAAACAATATGGTAAAATCTATGGGTGTAATGCACTTTATAGAGATTTCAAACCAGATGGATTAATATCTACAGATTGGGCTATGATGCACGAGATATATTCATCTGGTTATTGTTTTGACAACAAATGTTATTTCAGACAATGGAAAGTATTACCATATCAATTTTATGATATGATGCAATATTCTGGTTTAGAGCAAAACGGATTACAAGAATTAAATAAAAAGTTACAAGAATACAAACTACCAACAGTAGATAAATTTATTCACGAAAGTGAAATGATAAAAGAATTTGGTAATTTAGTTTGTCACGGAATAGACCCACAAAGATTTCAAGAGTGTATGGAAGAATTGATTACAGAATTAAAAAATTTATCTCCAGATGAAATCAGACAAAAACTAGGTAATGCTGGTTTGTGGATCACATGGGTTGATGACAACGATAAAGTAAAAGATTTAGATGATTTTTTTGGTGGTGAGTTTATGGGTTGGAGTTCTGGCCCTACTGCTGTACGAGTAGGTATTGAAGAGAATACAGATACAACTCATGTATTCTTATTAGGTTTTGATATGACAAAAGATGGTCTAGTAAACAATGTTTATAAAGATACAGACTGTTATGTCACAAGTGGGTGTAAGTTTATTAATCCAGTAAATTGGATTGAGCAACATACTAAGAATTTTGAAAAATACCCACATATAAAGTTTTACAGAGTCATAGATGACAACTCTGAAATAGAGGAGTGGTCAAAGTATGACAATGTAAAAACGATTAGTTATGGTAATATGTTTGGTCATTGTGTTACACCCAATGATAAATATCGTACTGTAATCTAATTGTATAAATAACATTATATTATGATTAAGTGAAGATAAAATAGCATACAATAGCATACGGAGAAATAATATGTCATTAGATACGCTTAAAAAGTCTAATTCCTTAGACAAAATACTGGCTGCAGTTTCAAAAGAGTCTGCACCAGTAGAAAAACAATCATATGTAGATGAAAGACTCTGGAAACCAGAACTAGATAAATCTGGTAATGGTTATGCAGTAATTAGATTCCTGCCTGCACCACAAGGTGAAGAAATGCCTTGGGCAAAGTTATGGAATCATGCATTTCAAGGGCCTACTGGTAAGTGGTATATTGAGAACTCACTCACTACACTAAATCAGAAAGACCCAGTATCAGAGTATAATAGTAAACTGTGGAACTCTGGAGTTGAAAGTGATAAAGAAATCGCTAGAAAACAAAAGAGAAAACTACAATACTATTCTAACATATACATTGTTTCTGACCCAAAGCACCCAGAGACTGAAGGTAAAGTTTTCTTATTCAGATATGGTAAGAAGATTTATGATAAGTTAATGGAAGCTTTACAACCTCAATTTGAAGATGAAACTCCAGTAAATCCATTTGATTTCTGGGAAGGTGCAAACTTTAAATTGAAAATCAGAAAGGTTGACGGATATTGGAACTACGACAAGTCAGAGTTTGATAGTCCATCAAAACTAAATGAAGATGATTCTGAACTAGATAAAGTTTGGAAATCAGAGTATTCTTTAAAAGAGTTTACTGCACCATCTAATTTTAAGACTTTTGATGAACTTAAAAATCGACTTGACGATGTTCTAACTGGAACTCAATCACCATCTAGTTCTGCTGAAGATGTAGAACTTCCTAAGACAGAAGTTGATGGAGATGACAAGTCTTATGTAGACAATGTTGTCAAAACAACTTCTACTGATAGTGATGATAGTTTGGATTACTTTCAGAAACTTGCAAAAGAAGCCTAGAAAACTTTCTTTTGTTTCTCCTTTTAAGGGGTGTGTACAATGTATGCACCCCTTTTTTTATTTATAAATAGAAGTAGGAGAGAGTATGTTAGACCCTATCAGTGCATTAGGAGTAGCAACAGCTGCTTTTAATACTATTAAAAAAGGATTTGAACTCGGTAGAGATGTTGAGTCAATGTATAAAGACATTGGTCGATGGATGACGGCAAATGAATCTATACACCAAGGACACGCAAGAGCAAAAGGTAAAGGTGTAGGTTCAATAGAAGAGGAAGCATTAGAGACATTTGGTGCATTAAAAAAAGCAAAGCGTATGGAAGATGAGCTGAGAAACTGGCTCATCGCTACACACGGAATGAACGCTTGGAATGACTTGTTACGAATACAAGCATCTATTAGGAAAAAAAGAAAAGAAGAAGCAGAGAAAAAAAGAAGAGAATTAGAACAAATGATTAAATGGGGATTTGGTGGATTTATATTTTTAAGTGTTGCTATATTATTAATTATAGTGGGACTCAAGTATTATGGATACTAAAGATAAAGAGATTTTTAGAAAACCAGATGATTTAAGAAAACACTACCACCCTAGACATAGATTAATTCCTTATAAATCACCAGTTGTTGCATGGGATAGTAGAATAGAAACTAAAATGGGTGAAAATGCAAAAGGTGAACCAGTGCAAGAAACAATTACTGTTATCACTAAAGAAAATAAAAATAGTAGATTTAAACTTTAATAATCAGAAGCTGCAGAAGTCATAAAGTTATAATCATTTACTTTAGGGTCTAAAATAACTTCTTCTTGTACAGTCGTACTATTATTAGAATTATCTACTACATTTGTTGATACATTACTACCCATCACTTGTCCTGCTGCTCGTGCTTTTAGTAATTCATTTGTTAGTGCTAAATTATCCATTTCATCTGAAAAATCAAATTCACTAATTTGCATATTTGCAATATCAGCAGATGACATTTTTGATCTTCTACTTTGATCAACTGATAATGCACCTTGTGTTGCGAGAACACCAGCTGCAACTTGTTTTGCAAATTCTTCTCTATTTGCAGAACCATATGCTGCGTCCATCAATTCTTGTTTCTGTAACTTTTTATCTTCTCTTATCTTTTTTGCAGCTGAGTCAAAAAGTTTAAAGTCTTGTGCTTTAGGAAATATATCTTTAATCATTGTTTCACCACCGACTTTTAAATGTTTTTTCAAACTACCAAAGAAACCTCTTTTTTCATCTTCTACAATAGATGCACCAGATGTATCACCACCAGCAGTATTACCTTGACCAGCAAATGGGTCTACTGGTTTATCTTTTTTATCTCCACCACCAAAACCAAACAAACCTTTAAATTTATCAGGTATTATTTTACCAAGCAGTTTAAAAGGTGCCATTATGATATTTCCGATTGCTTTTACAATTTTCATAACAAATTCACCAGCTTTTGCAATGTCCTCTTTTGTTTTTTCATTTAACGAAAACTTTTCTTTGAAAAAATTACCAATATCAGTAAAAAGTTGACCGAAAAATGCAAGTGGATCAAAATCTGCAACTGCCGCTGCAAAATTTTCAAATCCTAACTTTTCTGCAATAAAACCTAAAATGTTTTGAAATAATCTAACTGGTGAAAGAAATATTTCTGAAGCTATTATCTTTATCCTCTCAAGAAATCCTTGTCCCTCTGTAAATCTATCTCTTATATTTTGAATTGCAGTAATAACAAGTGCAAATGCACCAACGACAGCAGCACCAATAGCAATAAATGGTAAAGCAGCAGGTAATAATGGTAATAATGCAGCTTTTAAAACTCCACCAAGTATAACTAATTTTGAACCTATTGCTAAAAATGCAGTTTTAATTATACCAGCAGCTAAACCTACACCTTTAAATGCAACAGTCGCTCCTTTTATTATACCACTTACACCAAAAAATTTTAATGCTAGTAACCCAACTGCAGCTGATAATATACCAGCATTTTCAAATAATACATCAGTAACTGTTTTAGTTTCATCATTAATATCTTTAAATAAATTTACTAACCTCTCACCAACATTTTTTGCAAACGGAACAATAAAATTATTATACAATCTTTGTAAAGCTGGTATAACTATAGTTGTAATGGTATTAAGTATTTCTTGAAACAACGGACTATTTAATATGTCTGGTAATTTTTTAAAGAACAAAAATATCAAACCACCGATTACAACTTGTTTAATAAAAAATAAAGCAGGCCCTAAAACTTCACTTAATTTATCTTTCGCTGCACCAAATCCACTTCCAATAAATTTACCTAAATCACCTAACTTACCACCTATGAATTTCATAGTTTCCTTAAAAGACCTTCTGCTTTCATTTTCGTTTTCCTTATTACCAGCAAATAAACCTACAATACCATCTTTTAATCCACCTAATCTCTCAGATATTGCAGCTGCAGCTTTCTGTTCACCAGACTCAATAGTTTGTCCTAAACTAAGGAGAACTGAATTATTTTCATTATTTGCACTTACATTACCTTTTGCAATTTCATTTGCTTTTTCTTGTTTCTCATTAAGAGCAGATAAATTTGTATTTACTTGTGATAAATCTGACATTTTATTTTTTCTTTATTAGTGCTTGTGAACCGAAAAACGCTGCTACAATCGCCGCAACTGATACAAAATATACACTTGCCATATCACCTAGTATCTTTGCAGCTTGATCTAATCCTATCAAAACTGAAAATACAACTAATGATGGATATAATAACATACCCCATAATGAAAACCATGCCATGTATCTTTGTGCATCTTGTTTCTTATCTTCATTTTCTAATCTCATTAATTTTTCATCCATTTCAAGTTCACTATCTGTAATAACTCCATCTTCATTCAAATCATATTTTGAATACTTAGTTTCACGCTCAAATTTTTTTTCTGTTTTGTTCTCTGATTTTGTCATTTTCTTCCTTTATGTGTTGGTGAAGTAAATTAACATAAATATCTCTTTCCCACGGCATCATATTTTCAATATCACTTAAACTGTACTTATGATGTTGCATCATTGAAAAAGTAACTTTAAAGTGGTATTCTAAATTAGTATGAGAAAGAGCCACTAAAAAAAACTTTGCACACCCTCCAAAGTAACTGTAGATTTTGTTTTCGTAACTGGATTATCTACTTCTATATCATGTTTTAATCTAGGCATTGTTTCAAAAAAGTCTTGTATACTTTTGAATTGAACACTATTTAAATTATTTACAAAATCATTTATTTCTTCATCTGTAAAATCTTCTATGATTTTTTCACCTTCATATACAGATTTAATACATTTTGGTATCACTTTAAATAACTCTTCTGTTTTCTTTGTATCTAAATTTGTTACATCTTTTAATGTAGGATACTTCATAACAATTTTTATAGTGTCATTTATGTTAATAATATCATTATGATTTTCATTTTTTTGTACTTTAACATCATTGATGTTTATTTCTTTACTAACAGTAGTCTTTTTATCATCTGGACAAGTGACATTAAGTTTAACAATTTCTCCAACAGACTTACCACGAATATTTAAAAATAGATATTCAATGTCAAATACTGGTAGACTTTCAATATCTACTTTATCAAATGTACAAGATTTAACAATTTGTGTTAATGCTCTTATTATACTTTTTTCATCACCAGTCTCTGATGCAATCATTAGTATCTTTTCTTCTTTAACCAAATATGGTCTAAATTGAATTGGACTATCTAACGAAATTAATTTCAACTCATAAGTTGGTGTGTTTAACTTAGGTAAAGCCATAATTTACTCCTATTCTAAAATGAAATCTGCAACTGCACGACTCCCTGCTACGACAGATGGTTTTGCACCAGCCTTTCCAAGTATATCAGATACTATACCTTTTGGACTGATTATATTATATTTGCCTGTCGCACTCGCTTTTACATAATCATCTAAATTTCTAGATGGTTCTGCACCTATTCTTTCCCAATATCTATATGCGAATGTCACACTAACTTTTTGTAGTTCTGCATTACTCATTGATAAATCTTGAGGCCCTATTGCTTTAGGGAATACTTCAAATAATTTACAACCATAACTTGCTTCTTTTTCTTTTGCACCAGAAAATGTTACTACATTGCCTGGTATAGATGCACTTCTACCTCTTGATATTTGTTTGACTAGTATTTCACCAACAAAATCATTATAGTAATTCATATTAAAAGTGCCTGGTTCGTATATTTTCTTTTGCCATTCTTCAAAGAATATTTTTTCTGACATATCTATATTACAATGAAATGTTCCAGCAACTGTTTCAAACTGAACTAAATTCTGGGGTATCTCTCTTGGTGGGCCATATATGTTATCATCTGGTGCAGATAAGATTGTTCTGCCTGGGAACTGAAAAGAGTCACAACGCATTGATACATATCTTGCGTTTTCGTTATTAAATACTTTAGGACATAATATAAGAACTTCAAAACGATTTTGCATCGCTTGTTCTTGTCCATATAATGCACTCTTAAATTCGCTTATTGAAAATACCATTAAATCATTTTCCTACTATCTGACCAAACTTTATTTACATTTGATTTTCTAAATCTTTGTACTGGTAACATCAATGCAGTTAAAAAATCTTCACTATCTATTCTTCTAAATCTACTTCTAACTTTTTGTGTTAAATATCTTTTTAATGTTGGTTTTACAAGACCAACATTTTTTAATCCATTATAATCTGCAAGTATTCTTGCATCATCTTTAGACCCTCTAGTAAATTTTTCTAATCTATCTAACAATCTAGCACGAAGTGCATATGGTAAATAATGAAAATTCAAACCTAAAAATCCATTATCATATCTTTCAATCGGTAATACTAAAGGAAATGTATCATAGTATGGTAGTTTGTTTTTATATTTAGGGTCATATACAAACATATTTAAACGACCAATATGAAATCTACCAGCTATCTTACCATCTCTAATTAATTCTTTTTGAGATGGTGTTCCTAATTCACGAATACGATTACGATACCACTGGAAAGGTTCTTCTCCAGTAGATTTAAGATTTCTTATTTCGTCAAATATACTCATCACTATTATTTATATTGTGGCATAAGGTGTTTTTCTGTTAAAATGAGAAAGTCCATATTTCTATCTTTACAATATTCTCTTGCGTGTTTCCATTTAGCTTGATTTCTACCCCACTCATATACATCTTTAATAAATGATTTAGTTTCTTTCTTAGGTTTTTTAGGTGGTTTGGTATATTTTTCTGGTTTAACTTCAATAATCATCTTACGAATCTTATTATCAGTTCTCTTGACCTTGATGTAAAAATCTGGAAAATATCTGTGAACTCTACCATCAGTAGGTAAAAGATAAGGAATAATAATCTCCTCAGAACCCCATTCAAGGATTCTAGGATTTTTATCACAATATACCATAAATTTTCGTTCCCATAAACTGCGATAATAAATAGTAGTAGGATTCCCCTTATACTTCTTGGGATTTGTGGGAACATAACGACCAGTGTAACTCATAAGGATATTTATATGGTTTTTCAAAACAACTTTTTATCTGGGATGTTAGGTAACAAATTTGGTTCTATGTTTAATGGTAGACAAAGTTTACAAACAAATTCTTTGCCTGATCCATTTTCTACTGATGCAACAATACAAGGTAACTTTCCTAAAAAACAAATATTAAAATATCCATTAGATTTAGGTGGTACACCACAGTTAGGTCATTATATCGTATTTAAGATTAATACACAAGATGCTGGTAGATTAAAATATGATGAAACAAGTAAACCAACTGTTAATACTATTAGTTCTGAAAACAATGAACAATCAGTTGTCAGAAATCAAATAACTGGTGAGATAATAAGCACTGGTAGTGGCCCTGCTACTGCTAGTTTTCAAAGAGGTTCTGGAAGTTCTCAACAACTAGCATCAAATGCACAAGCAGTACAAGAACAAAGAGCAAAATTTACATTTGAACGAGCACCTACTTCTGAGATTAATACTATGATTGCATTGTATATGCCTGCAACAGTTGAGGTAAGTTATGCATCTGCATATGAAGATCAGAATGTTGGTATAGTGGGTCAACAAGTGGATAAACTTGGAAATGAGGGTGTTAGCAGCGTTGTTAATAAAGAAAATATGACTAACCTCGCAAAAGAAGCTGAGATAGGTGCAAAAGGATTAGTTGGTGCAAAAGGTATACAGTTTGCAAGAGAAGGTAAAATCGTTACAGATAGAATGGAACTTATATTCAGTGGTGTTGCAAAAAGAGAATTTAGTTACACATTTAAATTTTTACCTAAAAGTTTACAAGAAGCAAAAGAAATAAGAGAAATCATAAACAGATTTAAATTTCATATGTTACCAGAACTAGAAGGTGACCCAGGCACATCAAGAAGATTTGTTACACCAGATACATTTAACATTGAGTATCAATGGGTAGGTGGTGGTGGAAAAGAAAATTCCTACTTAAATAAAATTGCAACTTGTGTTTTAAAAAATATGTCTGTAAAATATGGTGGTGGAAGATATTCTGCTCATGTTGATGATGGTGAGGGTAGCACTCCACCAGTAGAGTCAGAAATTACTTTACAATTCCAAGAGTTAGAAATAATTACAAAAACACTAGCAAAACAAGGATTCTAATGTCTTATTTTAGTAAATTTCCAAAATTAATTTATGATATAAATGGTGATGGTGAAGTTGCATTATTTACTCACATATTAAAAAGAGTAAAACTAAACGCAGTCTCGTCATCAAATGCACAAATATTTGATTATTATCAAGTTAGTCAAGGTGAAAAACCAGAAGATATTGCATTTAAATATTATGGTGATGCAACATTACATTGGGTAGTTTTACTAGTCAATGATATAGTAGATAGATTTCATCAGTGGCCTATGACTGTACCACAATTTGAAAAGTTTGTTGCAGACAAATACACTAATCCAGATGCACTACACCATTATGAAATTACACAGACATCTGGAAACACAACACAAACAATTAATATTGGAACAGATAATACTGGACACCCAACTGCATCAAATATTTCAAATAGACAATATGAGGAAGCTCAACAATTAATTTACAGTCAAATAAGATTATTAAAAACTGATTTTTTAGAAAGATTTGTAGAAGAGTTTGAAAACTTAGTTACAGAAGGTATTGATAATTAATGAAAAAACTTAGAGATAGTATTCAATATGCTGGTGATTTTGAACTTAAACAATGTACAATAATTACCCATCAAGGTGCAGAGGTTGACTTATTACCTAATATAATTGGTGTTAATGTTTATGAAGACTTAATGTCCTCTAGTATAAATGCAGATATAACATTTACAGATACTAGAGATGCAATAAGTTTATTACCTATAGTCGGTAATGAATATGTAAAATTAAATATTGGTACACCAGATGTTACAAAAAAAGGTACAATAAATTTTACAAAACATCCATTTGTTGTTTACAAAATATTAAGAAAAATGGATATACAACAAGGTAGTTCTTTAACTTTAAAACTTACAACCAAAGAAATATTTTTTAATTTAAGAAGAAGAGTATCACAAAGTTATTCTGGTGGTTATTCTGAAATGGTTGATAAAATATTTAGAGATATAAATTATTTAAATTCAAAAAAAGAATTATTACTTGAGGAAACTATTGGTAGTCATTCACTAGTTATACCAAATATGAGACCTTTTGATGCAATAAGAATGATTGCACAAAGATCAGTTTCAGAGAACTCAACATCATCTTTTTTATTTTATGAAACAACAAGAGGTTATAATTTTAGAACACTAGAAAGTTTATATAGTGTAGGGCCAGTATTTGATTATGTTGTTGGAGAGGGTGCAGACTTTCAAGATGAAAAGGGTTCTAAAGTAAATCCTATGCAACAAAATTTAAATCAAGTTGAAAAGAATGAGTTTATAAGTAATAATGACATATTAACAAATACCAAGAAAGGTATCTATGCTTCAAAAAGTATAGTGCATGACATTTATAATAAAAATTATGATGTGAAAACATTTTCTTTCAAAGATGAATTTGAAAAAAAAATTGATATTGAAAATCTTGGTGGTGGAAAAGGATACCCATTGTTTCCAATCGATAGTATATTAGATGATAACGACAATAAAGTTTCTGATTATTCTGACTCTAGAATATCTGTACAATCCACTTCATCTGATGGAAACATATTTGCAACCTCTACCTATCCAAATCACAGAACACCCTATGGTAAATCAAATCCAAAAGAGTCTATTTTAAATAGATTTTCAAAAATTAGTTTACTTCATAATGGTATGAAACATATGATACAAACAACTGGTAATAGTGGTTTAGAGGTAGGTAATATAATTAATTTGAAGATTCCTAAAAATCAAACTGGAACATCTTTTTTTGATGAAAAATTATCTGGTAATTATTTAATATTGAAGCTAAGACATTCATTTGCATTTGCTGGTGATAAAAAACACAGAATAGGAATGGAAGTTGTTAAGGACAGTGTAAAAAGTAAATATCCAAGTAATTTACCATCTAGTCCAGCTGGTAAAGGGAAAACAATTAGATTATGATAACACACACAAAGGAAAATAAAATGCGTAATAAAAACTCTCGTAAAGTAAGACAATATAATTTTCAGAAACAAGAAAGAACGAAAGAGATTTTAACGCAGGCGGCGACAAAAAATGAAAAGTTTCAAGCAGTTAGTTGAAGGGGTATACGACCCTAACATATTCAAAGCATTTTTTCTTGCAGGCGGGCCTGGAAGTGGTAAGTCTTTTGTAGTAAGACAAACCACTGGTGGGCTCGGGCTCAAGATTGTTAATTCTGATACTGCATTTGAAAAACTACTTAAAGATGCAGATTTT